TCCTTGATTGATTTCTTTGACTATTTTAGGAATAATCCAATCTCGGTATATTTCTTCAATAAATACCGCATACTTGCCCATACGATATTCGTGATAACTCATAGAAGTATTAGTTATAAGTTCTTGGAGCTTGAATGGAGTGCCAGCGGTGGGAGTTTCGCCCATTAAACTTTCCGTGGCCATTCCCGTTTGTCTGGCGTGATTTTCCATAATTTGAATAAAATTATCAAAAAGCGCCATTGTTTTAGGAGAAGTATCTATTTGTCTGACTTCTTTTCCGTCTTCCACAACCGTAATTTCAAGATTATCCATATTCTGAAGCTTATTGCGATTGGCAAACGCAGGGTCATTTGTCTGAAAAATAATCTTTGAAGCGGCATCAAGCATATCCTTAATTCTCATTAACCCGTAATTCGCCCATACTTGAGGTTCAATAAGTTCTTCAACACCTCCAAATCCCAAAGCTCTGTTATAAATTTTATCAAATCTAATCTTAAATGGCAGTTTTTTTTCACTGCCCTTAAATAAAGTAATGCCGTGTTTTTTCTTGTCTTCCCCTGTATAAAAAGTGCAGATATGAAGTTGGTGAGTATATTCTTCATCTTCTAATAAAGAATCGTCATCGCTTAACCAAGATTTCGGAAACATTCCGTGAACTTCATAAACTTCAATATATTTGCCCGGAGTTTTAGATTCTTTACCCGATTTTTGATTATCAGTTTTATATTCTTTTGCCAACGCAATAACCCTGTCAATTTCTTTCCAACCTTTTTTTTCCATTTCTTTAAGCTGGTCGGGAGAATACTGATGCCTTATGGCTATCGGCCCGGAAAGAATATCTGTCTGGTCGCAAAAAGCGATTGATTGCCAAGACACGACTTCGGGACAAATATCGCCGGTATCTTTGACTAATACTCCCCCAAAATCAATATCAGTTTCCGAACCTTCATCAATAAAAGTATCAATCTTATATTTTGCCGCAAAACGCTCGTGAAATTTCTTGATTAAAAATGATTTCCAATAATTTTTAGCCGAATCCACGAATAATGTAATATTTTTTACATCAAATCCCTCCGTCCTATAACGAAGCCGAAGAATGGGAAGAATTATATTTTTTGTGGCTTTATTGTCCGTTTTGCCCGTTAAAAGTTGTCCGTATTTATAAATAACGCTCTTTTTAATATGGTCATACATATTCCAATCCCAATTTTCCACCACTGGAATTGGCAATCTAAAATTAGCGGTTTCAGTTGTTATAAATTCGTAAATATTATTCATTAAATTATATTTTTATAAATTTTTTCTATATGTTCTAAAAATTGTTGTTTAGATAACGCTTTTTTCATAAAATTACAAATTTTACAACAAGCTACTGAATTTTTTAATAAATAATTTTGATTATTATCTACCCTATCTATCCCTCTTGGTTTTTCTTTTTCTCCACAATAATAACAAGGTGATAATATAATTTCTCGGAATTGATTTATTGTTATATCTGTTTCTTGTCCTTTTATCCTTGCTCTATGTTGTAATTGACGATATTTTCCATTTAATGTTTTTTCGTATTGTTTTCTATACTTGATTACTTTCTCTTTATTTCTTTTAACATATCTCTGAACATTTCTCACCATTTCTCTTCGATGAGTTTTGGCATAAAGTTTATTTTTTTCGTCAATTTCTTCTTTGTTATTTAAATAATATTCTTTCTGATATTTCTTGTTGTAATTTCTTACCCATTCTTTATTCTTTTCCCGCCAGATTTTTATATCTAATTTTCTTTGTTCTTTATGCTTCTCACGAGATTTTTTAGCAATCGCTTTATTTTTATCTAAATTATCGTGATACCATTTTCTTTTTATCGCTAATTTTTCTTCTTTCGTTTTTTTAATTAATGGATGCGGAAACTTTAAATAATAATCGTGTTGGTATTTTCTCGCGTCCTCTATATTTTTATAAGCCATACTCTTATATTTTAGGATGTGGAATTTTAATTTATTTTCCACATCCTAATTTATAAGAATTATAGTCTGATTATTTTAACAAGTCAACCTGTTTTCCTAATCAACTAACATTTATGTCAAATAATATTGGCTTTACGCGAGTCCAAGCTTTACCCTTATAATCAACGCGGCTTACCACGCCGATACCTGAAGTTAAAGCTGGGTCTTGAGTAATCACAATTTGGCCGTAAGTGCTTGAAAGAATACCAAGATGATAAAGTTTCTTTACTCCGGCAATAACGTGATTAGCAGCTAATTGATTGGATTTATAATGAGTAATACCCATATATTCCACTCCGCCTTTCACACCTCCTTTCAATGCGGTGTCTGCTGTTGAAAATCCATTCTGCGTCATATATGTAGTTAGGATTTGGAAATCAGCAGGCCTCCACACGATAAAAGCTCCGTTTCTTTCAAATAATTCATCGCCGCTTGCCACACTTATTACACGAATAAGGTGAGTGACAATATCGTCAATATTAGTTAAAGAAACAGTTATTGTAGTAGTATCTGCCACTGACCCACCAGAAATATCGCCAGCGCCAAAATCCGTTAAATTGGCGTGGTCTGCGTAAACCGCCGCTTCAATTTTCCTATTCAAAAGAACGCCTTGCCGAGTGGCAAGTTCCATTTGTCCAAGAAGCGTTGATTGAGCCAAATCAGCCCTATCAATAAAGCTGGCGCCGACATAAGTAGAATCAATAGTAATACTCTCATCAGTTTCCGTGATGGGTTGCATTGTATACGGAGTCCCACGGGATAAAGTTTGAACAGTCGGGTCGGTCAAATAAGGATTGTGAAAAACTTTCACATTCGTATATTCAACACGACAGATGTCCTTAAACTTTGTCGGCTCGTCAAGCTGTTCTTGAAGCCGTGTAGCCCATTCTTCTGCGTATATTCTTGTGTTGTCGTAGCCCATAATTAAAGTATTTTAATTTATGACTACGCCGACTTAGAATTAACCTATTACTACGGAATCAGGAGCAAATTTACTTTTATCTTGTTCGGTTTTAATCCGATTATTAAGCACTTCTCTGCGAAGGTTTTTATCCGGAATATCCGAAAGTTTAGCTTTTCCGCTGGCAATTTGAGCTCCCCAATAATCTAAATCTTTATTAGAAGTTCCCCGATTACCTCCTTGTGGAAGAGCATTTTTAGTAATTCTTGCCTCCTTATTCTCTTGAAGTTTCTCTTTAATATAATTAAAGTTTACAACTTCTTTGAGGTTTTTTCCCGTAGTTTTTACTTCTTGAAGAATATAATTTTGGTCTTCCTCTTCGGTAATACCTCTTGCTCCTTCAAGATAAGCTAATTCTGCGTAATCAAAACTATCTTTTTCCTTTTTTTCTGGAATTTCTGGCTTTTTTTCAAGTTCTTGCTGTTTTAATTCCTTTACTTTTTCAAGTTTGGTCTTAAAACGTTTCGCAATACCTTGATTTTTTAAAGCCAAAGATTTCCAGTCGGTTGTGTCAATTCCTTCATCGTTTTTTATTTCAACAATGTCTTCAACTGACTCAACCTCTAAATCTAATTCATTATTTGCCATAAATGATAATGGGAATTATTTATGTTTTTTGGGATAATAATAAGCCCATAAACACTTTTATCCCAGAGTGATAACTGTTAAAACCTTTTTAACGAGAGGTATAACTCCGTAAATTAGTCAGCCGCTGTTATTTCTCTTATATCGGCGACCAATTCAGTCGCTGAATATCTAATAAAATTAATAACCGCTTCATTTACTCCGTTAATTACATCCGCGTTGCTATCTACCCCAACAAGAGTAGTTGATGCCCCAGCAACAATTAAAGTTGAAGAGCCAGCCGTTGCGTTGGTATTCCTAAATAAAATACTAAATCTATCCCCATTAGTCGTCAGACAATCGGCAAATAAAGAAGCCGCTGTCGGTAAATTAACAATCGCTGTAGATGAAGCAATCCCCGCCCAATCCCCTTTTTGAACAACCGAATTATCGCAAACTTGAGCCGCCGTTAAAGTCGCAACCGCCGATGAAGCCATATTAAGAACAGAACCGGTCTGTCTCGGCATATTGATTCTTGTTTCCGCTAAAAATTGCTCATCGTTGGTATGAGTCGGACCGGGTGAAGCTCCAAATGGCACATATTGAACTGGCCTCATTAAATAAAGACCGCTTACCAATAAAACAGCTCCCGCTAATACTATAATCGCTATATTTTTAATCATTTCATTTTATCTTTTTTAATCGACCTTTTACAAAAAAGCTCTATTGGTAGAGCCATTCTTGCTTCCAAAAAAAACTCTTGTAAGAAATCTTTGGAAGCACGAATAGCTCTACCAAATTTACAAGAGTTTTCTAATTATTTATTTATTTTAAATCTGTAAAATACTAATTGTTGTCGTTCCTGTTCCAATTCCATAAATTGCGCCGGTATATAAACTATCTCCGCTTAAAATTAAAGTTGAAGACGCTTTTAACCATAATCCATAATCCGCGACTAAATTAGTAGTTGTCGCTGAAAGCCAAGCATCATAAACGCCAACATTGCTAAAACTTCTAAATTGAGCGTTGCTCGCTCCCGCCAACCATAATTTAGCGGTAGTTGTAGCAGTAAGAGTTGAATTAGTCCCTAATGCTGAATTACCGGATATTTCCCCGAATTTTTCCTCTTCGGATATAATAATAAATACAAATATCAAACTTACTATTATTGCCGTTATAGTTGCTAAAATTATATTATTTTTCATAAATCTATTTCCATTAACGACCTTTCAGCGCGCTTGGTTCGCATTATCTCCTATTTTTTCTTCTTTTTTTGAATATTTAGATAATTGCTTAAATCCCAATTCTAAAAAGTTTATCCCTTCCGCCATAGCCATAACTCTTTGGCCTATTTTAAGCGGGTCATCGGCAGTCATCGCGACTCCCATAAAGGAATTTCTTAAAGGATTAGGATTTTCGCCCTTTTTAAGTGTTCCATTTTGATAAATCTCCCACAATAAAACCTTTTTAACGGCTTGAAATTGCTTTTGATTATCAAAAAACATCTGAATAGCCAGTATTTCACTATCATCTAAAATTAAATCTATGTCTTTCATTTTAATAATAAATTAATGCGTTTATTTAAAATTTGCCTAAAAGCATCGGAAAACATCAATCGTTTTAATTGAAATGGTTTTAATATTATTTCCGATTTTAACCCTTCTTTTTTTACAATTAAAATCGCCTTACCCCTTAATGTGTCCGGTTTAATCATATCAAATATCTCAAATAAAGTATTACCTTCGTATTTTGTTTCCTTGCCAAAAATGTTTAAAGAAACTGAATACAAACTATTAGGAATTTCTTTTATTGGCTCTTTGGGCTTTTTTAAAATTGGTTTTTCTACAACCTTTTTCTTAATTAGTTTTTTCATATTTACATTATAGCATAAAAAATAAGTCAAGACAAGATATATCTTATACAAAATCCCCAAACCGATTATGCCTATTATTATTTTAATAATTTGAACTAACTTGTCAAACCCTAAATTCATAAAGTTTTTCATTTTTTATCGCTTTAATCGCCTCATCAAACGATAAAAGATTTCCATATAAATCTCCGCTCAAATCTTCCGCCAGTTTTCTTAAAATAATATACAACTTATTTCTATCTTTAACAACTTTTTTATATTCTTTATACTGAATTTGATAACTTGATATTTCTTGACTTAATCTGAATGAATCATCTTGAAGGTATCTATTCCACCATTTATTAGGATTATCTCCTTGCTGTTTGCTGTGATTTTCTTCGTGTTTATAAAGCGGATAACTAATTACATTTCCCGAAGGATTATATATTATTTCCCCGAATGTAAAAACAACTCCTTCTTTCAATTTAAATTTCGCTTTTATCAATTCATAATTTTGCGGATATTCTTTAAGAATTATCATCTTGATTGATTTGATTTTTCTTTGGAATCTATTTGACTATATATTGTTTTTTCGGGCTTTTTAATAAATCTGTTAGTTTGAAAAGCAATGGCGCAAGCCACCAATAAATCAAAATGTCTCGTTGTTAATCTTGCGTCAACTTCTTTATCCATCAAATCGCCGAGCGTATATCCTCTTGCTTCGGCAATTAAATCAGAGTCGTTTAATTCAATCAATCCGTTTTCTATGGCCTGCGATAAAGCGGTCATCATTGACGGTTTAGTTGCCGAATTTGTTTCAAATCCATATTCAGTCGGAGCTTGAAACACTATTTTCGGTGCTCGTTCTGTTTTATGAATTTTACTTGTCGGATAAATAGTTTTTAAAATGTCAATCGTGCTTCCGTAATTTTTTTCAACAGCGACATAATTTTCACCAAATCTTTTTGCCTGCCTTGCTATTTCATAAGCAAAAGCATCGGGTTTGATTTCATTATTTTTATATGTGGCAATTACTTGTATCGGATAACAATCAAAATCCATAAATACGCTTGTTGAACTATCTAATCCTACGCCAGCCGCAACATCGTGTCCGCTTCCAATTCTATGCGAGGGGTCATATTTCTTGAATATCTTTAATCCCGCCACTTCATCAATCGGCTGTTTTGGTATCTGCTTATCAACGCTTTCCCTGTCAAAATAAACATCTTTGCCAGCCGAAGGCTTACAAAGATATTCCCCCTCATAATCTTCCGTGTCTTTTTTAATTTTCGCTATATCGTCTTTTGTATATCTGCCCCAAGTCGATTCGCCGTTCCTCTCTATCGGAATGATTATTTGATTTTTAATTTTCTGAACTAATTTATGCGTATTTCCTCTTTCTGATATGTAATTTGAATTATACACTATTCCGCCGTCTTTTGCTAATCCTGTTTTGGCTTCTTCCATATTCTCCCAAATTTTATGCGTAATCTGGGCGGACATAAGCGATAATCTTGTTTCAAAATCTTCCATTAAAATAAAATCTGGTCGGCTCTCATCTTGAATATCGCCTCTTTGGTCAGTTCCCACGCTATCAGCCGTCATTTTAATACCGGTTGCCGTAGTAAAACTCGTCATTGTTTCCTCTCTTTTTTCCGTTGTTTTCTCAAAGATTTCAGGATATAACGCCCTTACTCTTCGTGAAATCAACATATTATAAACATCGGTCGTTATCTGTTTTGAATTTTTGCTGTCTTTTGAAAGAGTTTTAAAATACTTCCTATAATGGCTTTCATCGTTGGCTATCGCAAACGCTATAAATAACTTCGTTCTCGTAGTTTTTGAACCGCCACGAAATATAATATCCAAAAAACTATCGCCATTCAGATAAACTCCAATATTTCCCTCATCTATTTTCCTATGAAAATCAGCGTCTTTACTTTCAAAATAATTCGGAAAAAAATACCTACTCCAATAAAAAAACTTTTTTCTTATTAACTCAATGTCATTATCTTGATTAAAAGAAAACAATATCCGAATCTGCGACATTAAACCGCTATTCAAAGTTTCAAGAATTGTTTTATTTAAGATTTTGTTCAAAGTAATCCTTAATGTTCTTTTTAAGTTCTTTTACCGCGTTAATTCTTAAATTATGTTTATTGGTTTGTATAATAATAACTCTTGCTCCTTCTTTTATAAAAGCGCCACCAATATATTTATTTCCAATCTTTTTTATTATCTTATCCATTTTCATTTATTGTATAATAATATGCCCGTTTTCTTTATCTATCCACTCAATCTCTTCTAATCTATCTTTATAAGATATTCCTCCGAAATTATAACCTTGTCTTCTTCCTGCCCAGTATAAATCTTCTTCATCGGGTTTTATTCTATTCATATCAAGTTTATTAAAATATATTTCAACCATTTTTCTAAATGGTGGAAATAATAAAATCAGCATTATAAATCTTTTTAATATAATTATCTTCTCTTTAATTTGATTTTCTCTTTCTATCGCCAAATTAAACAATCTATTCATTTCTTTGCGGATATTTTTTGTTTTTTGAAAATTGCTTAAAAAATCCTGAATACGCCAATAATAAGCAAAATCACTTTGAATAATCGTCCCTAAACACCAAAACAATCTTTTTACATCAACTCTATATTCCCTACTATCATATCGGCTTAATGGATATTTATTTAAGGGTATTTTTTCGGCGCATTCAATCCCGACTCTTATTATCTCTCGCGACAAAGAAGAAAAATCGTCTAAATTAACATAAGTTTTTTTTCCTAAATCCACCTCAAAAATCTGAATATACCAATCCACTAAATTTCTTAATATCGTTTTCCAAAAAAATAAACCTATTATTAGCTGATATTTATATTTTAATACCAATTCAATCGTAGCGATTAAAACTCTTTTGTTTGTCGCCACGCTATCAATAGTTTCTCGCTTTAAATCGCCTTTAAATAAGATTGAACATCCGTAAAACTTTGTTTGAATACCCTTATCGGTTTTAATATATTCTTCCACATAGGCCATATTTCTGAAAGTATCTCCAAACGCGCCTTCTACACTCACTATGTTTCCTTTATCTTTTATGTGCTGTCTTATTTTAGCGTCTATTTCGGGATATTTTAACGGAGCATTACTGCTTTGTAGTTTTTTCAACCATTCTTCTCTATTCATTAAATACTTGATTGATTTTATCTTGTTCTTCTTTGCTGGGCTTAAATAAATCTGTTCCGTCTTTGCCGGTATGCTCTTGTCTTTGACTCCATCTATTTTTATTTAATCTTTCCGCTACAAATTTACTTATATCAGCTTTAATCTTTAATTTATCTTTATCTTTGTTATTAAAATCAAGAAATTCATCAAGATTTTTCTCGGCTTTCTTAACCATTTTTTGATTCCCCATTGCTTCTGATAGCCATTCCGGAGCCAAGGCCGTTATGCTATTGGCGTATTCGTGAGTATAACCCGCTTTCTTGGCGCTTTGATAAGCGTTGCTAAATGTCGGACTTTTAGGATTAAGATAATATGCCAAAAAATCTATTTGTCGTTTGTCTTTGTTTTTTTTACCGGCCATTTTATAGTAATTTCTTAATAAAATTTTTCATATCACCAATTTATGAACTCGTTTTTATCTTCTTTAAACATCTTATTAAATTCTTTTAATGAAATGTTGAGGGTTTTCCTATCGCCATAAGCGATTATTTTGTCGTTTTTTACATCTCCTTTTTTATTAAATTCAACAAATACTCCATAAAAAATAACATCGTTGTTTTTTTGCTATTTTTGGATTGTTTTTAATACTTCTTTCATAGTTTAATTATAAAGTAATCATAATACTTCTTTAATTTTATAATTTTTATCCAATTTAACAATATCTAAATTATTAAATAGTTTATTTTTCTTTTTGTAATTTTTTAATTTTCTCGCAAAAAATTCAGCAGATGATATATTAAATCTCTTAAGACGCCCATAAGTTTTATCTATTAACCAATATGTTTTCATAATTTTATTTAATTATAACTCTTTTTTATCTAAAAATCAAATCTTTTAATATTCTATTTATCAATCCAATCTTAAATAGAAATCTCGCAAATAACCATTGAATTTTTACCCAGATTTTATTTTCTTTTGTCATAAATTTTCAAAGAAATACGGGTCAAATTTTATTCGTTCCTGTATTCCCTCGTTGAATAATTCATAATACTGCCCGACTAATTTCATTGGATTGTTTGGATAAAGATAAACTGCTTCTGTTTTTTTGCCATATTTTAGCAAATTATTTGGATTAACTGGTTGGCAAAATCCTTGCGGCAATTTAATAACAATAAATTTTTTTGCCGTCTTTACTCTTTTAACATATTCTATTTGTAAATTTATCCAATACTTGCCGTCTGTTTCGTGCGTAGGTTTTTCAAAATTTTTAATAGTTATATTCATACTAAAACATATTTTTAGTTTCAAAACTACTTACCACTATTGAACTTTTAATCGCTGACATTAACTTTTCTAATCCTCGCATTTCATATTTTAACCTTAATTCTTTCAAACCGCCTTCTGTTTGTCGCCATTTTGCTTCCACTGCTGTATCGGATAATGGTTTATCGCCAGCTTCTTTTATTACCCAAAATTGGGCTTTTTCTATTTGAACATCCTTATAAATATCCGATAAAAAAGCATATTTTGCGGCAATTTCCAAATGAATATCCGCCAATTTAGTAGGGACATTCTTGTTTTCCATTATTTCTTTCGCGTATTCTGTTATCGTTTTGAAGATTGATAATGACATTTTCGTAGTATTGTTTATTTATTTTTACTGGTTCTCTTCTTGTTTTTTCAAGCCAATTCATTATTTTTTCGCCCTTTACTTTTCTAATCTTTTGAAAGATTGCGGGGTCTGCCCTGCTGTGTATCCAATTATGGCAACCCATACAAACTTTAATAGAATTTCTCAACTCGTATCTTAATCTATTTGATAAAGATTTCGCGATTATATGATGACAACAATATGCTTGTTTTCCGCATAATTCGCACAATTCGCTATCCATACACCTTTGCTGAAAAATTTTATCTGCTTCTTTTCTTAATTTCTTTATGGAATTACTTTTTGCCATAAACTATTATAAACTCCTCAATCTGTTCTTTGATATTGTTTTTCCTCCCATATATTTTGTGAAATTCTTTATGCGCTATTCATTGGGGCGTTGATTTTATTACCAACGCCCCGAATTTTACTATTCAAGAAAATTCTCGCCTTCTTCATTTTCAGCTAATTCATCTAACTCATTATTAACAATATCATTCTGTCCTATCAATCTTACAGCTTGAACCCCTTCGCCAGTGCGAGGATTATCAACAATCCTTACATCAACTGTCATTTCTTTGCCAATCCAAGCATCGCTATTCCCGCTATAAAAAGAAGCAATAGCGTTAAAATTAACCTTATTCAACGAAAATTTCTTTTGAGCCCTTACATTGCCGCTTTTTCCGCTTATCACCGCAACGGTAAATACCCATCTTTTATCTTTATCCTGCGTCCCCGCGTCTAAAAATCTGATTTTATCGCCTTTAATGACATTGACGCCGGCTTTTAACCATTCCGATTCAAATTTTATATTAGGCATTATCTTTTTTAGATTTTTTAATGGCGACCTTTTTTGGTGTCTCAACCAGCGTTTCTTGTTTTATTTCAAGATTTATATTTTCTTGTATATCTTGTATTTCTTTTTCTGGATTAAACGGCTTATATTCCGCATCGCAAATCGTCATTGCCGATAAAAATTCTTTGAAATGCGTTTTTGTTTCCTGCGAATTATACGGCCCAAATTCATAACCTCCGGTAGTTTTATGATTTGTTCCTATTCTCAATACCGCCGTATAACCAATTTTATTTTTTCCTAAAATCTCCTTAAAATTTTGACCCATTCCATAAGCGGCGAGTTGCGCCCCGTAAGAAGAATAAATCCCTCCGCCGCTTTTAATATCAATCAATCCGATTTTCTTGATATAATCCTTACATTTACAAGTTTTTATTCCGCATTCTTTATTCAATCGCATAACTATATCAAGCGTTCCGGCATATCCGTATTTAAGATTATAAATTGGATATTCCGAAGCGATTAACGAGCTGTCGTGTCTGTTCCAAAACTCCTGAAATGCCAGCACTGCGTCCCACTCGTCATCGCTTAACTGGACTTCGGTCAAATTATCTTCCGCCAATACGGAAGTATATCTATCAGCTTTTCCCTGTAATATAAACAATCTTGCGACAAACTGATGAATTCTATCGCCGCGCTCGCCGGTTTCTTTTAAGATTTTATCAGCTTCTTCTTCTGATTTTGTTTTTAACCATTTAACAAATCTAATACCCTTCGTATATCCATTATCAAGAATAAAATTAACCGAACGGACATATTTATTTTTGCTTTTTATAAAGTAATTATTCCAATTACCTTTTCTATCCACCACACGAAATAAATCTTTATTTTGTGTCGATTTTAATTCATAAGTTTTCATTTTTTTGTAAGGGTGGAATGTATGAGAATTAATTACTTAAAACTCACACACTCCACTCTGTAATTAATTTTTACCGACCTTTGTTTCTTTTTTCATATATTTATTGTAATACTATAAATTCCTCTATTTGTTCTTTCGTATTGTTTTTAATCCCATACTTTTTATGAAATTCTTTGTGTGCTTTTTCTGATAAAGTAATTCCATTATCAATAGCAAATCTTAATTCAGGAAATTGACTAAAATTCTGAATATGATGAGGATGTAATTTTCCACCCTTAATTTCTGTTTTTTGGCAAGTCCAATTATCTCTCGCAAATACTGCCTCACGCCATAAACGAAATTCAATACTTTTTCTAATCGTATCGTTTTCTGGATTTACTCCGCCTCTCCATAAATGACTTTTTTCACCTTTTTGAGCTAAACTCATTTTCTTTTTCCATTCTTCTGATATAATTCTGCCTTTATTTGCTAAACTTATTTTTCGTTTTGTTTCTTCGGAATGTGGATGTTTTTTACCTTTTTGACTTTCGCTCATCTTTTTCTTATGTTCTTCGGATAATTTCTTACCTATATTCCACGATTTACCCCCTTCTTGATAGAATTTTTTATGAGTTTCACTTAACTTTCGCTTATGTTCTTCGGAATGTTTTTTACCTAACCAAAATCTTCTATTATTTTTACTCATTTTCTTTTTTGTTTCCTTACTTCTTTTTTTGCCTAACCAAAATTTAACAGGATTTCTCTTTTTTATCTCACTTAATTTTCTTTTATGTTCTTCTATCTGCTTATATCCTTTATTTGGCATATTATTTATTATCAATACCTATCCCGATTAAAAATATCAATCCAAGACCAATCATCAAAAGAACTCCCGCCAAAATTGCTCTCAAAAAACTTTCTTCTTTTTTTACTTTTTTTAATTTTGCTTTGAGATAGGTTAAGCCGTCTATTTCGGCAAATTCGTATTTATTGTTTTTCATAGTTTTGTTAATCAAGAATTAAATTTAAATTTAGAATGTTGTTTACAATATAGTCCATCTTTCCCAAATCCTCTTTTACGAAAACATTGATGTGAATGAAATGAACCATATCGACCTTGTTCAGAAACTGATTGAATACAACGAGTTATGTCCTCTTTTTTTTCTGATAGATTATATCCGTATGTTCTTTTTTCTTGTTTCATTTTAGTTTTAGTTTATTTACCGACCTTTATATTCCATAACGATTTCTTAATTCGTCTTTTTCTGTTCTTTCGCTTCCGTCCGCATTTAATTCAATCTCTTCATCATTGTTTTGTTTTATTTTGGCGACCTTTTAAAATATCTTTGAAACTGACCCAGATTTTCTTGTTTCAACCTTTATTCCTTTTTTTCTTAATCTATTTATCCAATACCAAATTGCCTGCCACGAAACATTATATTTTTTTGCCACCCCGCCAATAGTATTCTTTTTTAATAATCGCGGAATAGCTAAAATTTGTTTTTTATTTAATTTATCTTTACTTGCCATATTAACATATTATTAAACTAATTATAAAAAAGCAATAGCCCAACTGTGAACAACCTGTGAATAACTTTTTAGGCGGTTTTGGGTTAAAATAAGGTTTTCGGGATTGCGACTATAAAATCCATCATAATTTTCTTTCTACGGTTATAATTGTATCGTTTTTACTTCCTCCGTGAGCTACTAAAAGTATTCGTTCCATCTTAAATCCTCTATTTTTACCAAGCCCCATAGAATTCCAACCAAAACAGATTACCTTACCACCGGGTTTAATAATTCTTGCCACTTCATTTTTAATTCTTGAA